GTGCCGTAGGTCGTCTCCTTCTCGATCTGCCAAAAGGCATCCTTGCCGAGTCCCATGACTACGGATCTCCCTTGGCGGTCAGGAACTCAGCGAGAACGGCGACGGTCCCGACATAGACGCCCGCCTGCGCCATGTCGTCGCGTGCCTCGAAAACGTCTTCAAAGACGCCAGCGTTGGCGAGCGTCGGCCCCTGCAGCGTCCCCTCGCCGTTCTGAACGGCGCGCCGCACGTCACGCTCGAGCTTGGACACGAGATCCATCCCCGCGAGCGAGTCCGGGCAGGCAATCCAGACAATGAAGGTGGCCCGGTACATGCCGCCCGCCGCGCTGAAGCCCTCGAGCTTCGCCTCGGTGCGACCGTGCTGGACCCACAGCTGCCGCTCGGGCGTCTCGGGGATCGCGTCGCGCCGCGGCCGACCTGGGAGGACCTGCGGGGCGCCGGCGCCGGATTCCCATCCGCTGCCAGGCGTCACGCCGATCTTCAACAGCTCGGTGATGATCGCGTCGCGAATCGCCAGAGCCCGAGTCGCCATCTAGGTCCTCAAACCAGCGCGCAGCGCACGCGCGTGAGTGCGCCGTCTTCGATGCGGTGCTGATCGATCACTCGATACACCGTTCCCTCGACCGTGATCGCCACGCCCTCGGCCAAGCCGCTGAACGTTCCGGTCTTCACGACCACCGAGACCACGCGACCGACGAGGACTGCCCCATCCCCGCGGAGCAGCTCCTCGTCCTGGACGTCGCGGATGCCCCTCGCGGTCGTCGCGCCGACGGTGACGTCGACACCGAACGGTCCGGCCATCATTGCGAGGATGTCGGCCTCGCCGAAAAAGGTCTCAGCCATCTATCGACCCGACGGTGACGGAGACGCCGCCGGCGCCATCGATGAGCGCCTGCACATCTCCATCCTGGAAGAACGTCTCCGCCATGACCCGTCGAGTCCTTTCTTCGGGTTACCGGTACGCCTTGAAGGCGTTGCAGGTGACCTGCAGCGCGAACGTCGGCGACGTCCCGGCGATCGTTCCGATGTACCGGAGGAATCGCTTCGTCGCGCTGCGATCGACGACGATGTTCTGGTTGCTCGTCGACGCGCTGACCGTTGTGGCCGTCGCGCCGGCAACATCAGTCCAGCCGGTCGAACCGTCGGCGGATTCCTGCACCTTCCCGTCGAGCGTGGGCGTGGTGCCGCCCACCGTTCCGACCTGCTGAGTGAAGATCACGGACCCGGCCATGCCGTCGCAGTCGACGGCCGCGCCGGTCACCGTGGAGCTCACCGTGGCGGCGGCGGTGACGCCGCTCGCAAGCGGCGTGAGCAGTGCAGCTGCACGAGCGATTGACGGCATTGCTGATCTCCTTCCCTGGAGGGGACGCCTCCGTGATTACTTCTTCTTGTTGTGCGGCTTCGTCGACTTGTCGGGTGAGTCCTCGGCCTGCTCCTCTTCGTCGGCCGCTGCCAGCTCCGGTGCGGCGTCGACGGGAGGCTCGGGCTCGATGGCAGGAGGAGGCTCGGGCTCGGTGTAGAGCTCGGCGTATCCCATCTGCACCTTGCGCCGCGCCTCGTACTCGTCGACCTCGAGGATCGTCCCCGCGGGAACTCCCCCCATGCCCAGCACGTTGTGCGCGGTGAGAACTTTGATCTTCGGCATCGCCTCTTTCCTCCGGAGCTCGGGGGCGGGCTCATCACCCGCCCCCCACTCCTCAGTTATTGGCTTACGCCGTGGTTCCGCCGGTGGCGACGGCGAACGACTCGCCGTGACGGATGATCACGTCGGCACCCTGGAAGCTGGTGAGCTTCAGGAGGCCCTTGTCCGCCAGCGTGTACGGGTCGACGATGATCTCCTGCGCGCCGAACATGCCGACGATCATGTCGTCCCAGTTTCCGAAGATGAGCCCCTGGTCGGACCCGCCCACGACAGCGCCGGCAGTGCCGGTCATCGTCGCGGAGACCTGGTTCGAGCTGAACGCCGGGTAACCCGCAACCCGGCCACCAGGGCCACCGGTGTCGATGCGGCCCTGCCAGATGGCCTGACCCGCGGCCGCGGCCGAGAAGTCCAACGTCGCGAGCCACTTCGCAGCGAGGCCCGGCGTGGTCAGCCAGCCCGGCGTCCCGTCGAGCGCGTTCTTCGCGGCGACGAGGCCGATCATGGCCGTCAGCTCGGTGTAGTCGATGGCGCCGCCCATCGCCTTCTGCTGGACGTCCTGCCACACGTAGACGCCCTTGGGCTCGGCGCCGGCGCCGCCCGCCTGGCCGTGGATGGCCGCGCGGTCGATCGCGATCGCGTGGATCTTCGCGATGTCGTTGCGGACCATGCCCTCGATGTCGACCGAGGCCTGGATGAGCAGCTGCCGCGAGATGCTGGTCGTCGCCTGCAGCCAGCGCGGCGTCAGCGTCACGAGCCCCAGCGCCAGATCCGAAGCCGCGACGGCCGAGCCCGGATTCTCACCGACCCACGTGGCGGTCATCGCGCCCGTCTGCTTCGGGAACGCGATCGGCGACGTCAGGCCGGTCAGGAGACGCGCACCGAGTCGCACGACGGCGGTCTGGTTGCGCAGCAGCTCGATCACCTCGCCCGGGCGATCGAAGACCGTCTCGACGCCCTTCGTGGCGACCACCGAGTTGAGCGCGTACCGCGCCATCCGCTCCTCGTCAGTGCGCAGGTCGAGCGGCAGCATGACGCCGTTGCCGCTCTGAACCTTGGCGTACATGCCGAGGTTCTTCTGCTGGTGACGCAGTTCCGAATCGAGGTCGCGCTCGATCCCGGTCAGCTTGCCGTTGTCGGCGGCCTCGAGGATCGCCTTCACGTAGCTGTACTGGTGGCGGTCCTTGCCCGGCACGTTCTTCAGCAGATCCGTCTGATCGCCGTTGCCGCGAACGGGCGGCGCACCGGGCGTCAGACGCTGCAGGATGTCGGCCGCGACCGCTTCCACGGTCAGGCCGCGCTGCATGTACTCATGAGCGCGAGCCGAGACGCCGTAGCGCTGGCACAACGCCGAGATCTCGGAGTTGCGGTAGTTCGCCATCTCGACTTCGGAAAGCGCCTGGCGCTGGTCGTCGTCGGCGACTTCGATGACCCCGCCCGAATCCGTGCGGACGTGCTTCATGGTCTTCTTCCCTCCATGGATCGTTACGGGTGGGTCGTCCTCGACCACCTCGACGTGCAGCTGTGCCTGCTCACCCTGGGCGTACCCAGTGAACGCCGCGTTCGGGTTGTTCCCGATCGCGACGGACGAGGCCTCCATCGGTTCCCACGACAACACTCGCCAGAGGTCGCCCTTCTTGGCGTTCTCCTCGACGAGCTTCACGCGCTTCTGCGACATGCCGACGCTGATGTTTGGACGGATGCCTTCGTCCACCATCTGCCGCACGCTCTGCGCGCGGTCGTGGCTCGCCCAGCGCACGTCGGCATAGAGCGCGCGCCCTTCGAGGCGAGGGTTCTCGAGCACGCCGATCTGATCCTTCGGGTCGTGCTCGTACAGGAACGCCGCGCGGCCGCTCGACAGGCGGTCGAGCTGGACGGAGCTCGGCGAATGGTCGATGACCTCTCGGAACGTCATTCCGAAGAACGAGCGCTCGAGCTCCGTCTCATCGGAAACCTTGATCTCGTAGCGCGCCTCCTCGGTGTCTTCCTTGGGAGCGACGCGCTGAATGCTGCAGGCGACGAAGCCGTAGCCTTTGCCGGGATATTTCTTCATGACGATCGCCTCCCTGGCGAGATGACGGCCGCAATCCGGCCGCCGTATCCATTGGTCCCGGGCTCCGGCGTCGGCTTCTTGCCGTCGTCGTCCCCTTCGTTCGTTTGGGTTGTTGCCGTCTTCTCGCCGGTGACGTCGATGCCGAGGCGGTCCGCGAGCACCTGCTCGCGCTGGAGGTCTTCGAAGATGTCCTCGAGGTCGAGCCCCTGCTCGGCGAGGACCTTGGTGCGCGACGAGAGCCCGCTCTTGATCGACGCGATGCCGGCCTGGGCTTCCTTGAGGGGCTCGATCGACGGCCAGCCGCGCGGCGACCACTTCACGTTCATGAACTTCTCGGGCAGGCGTGAATCGAGGCTGACCGCGCCGACCAGCAGCGCCATCGCCATGAACTCGCGATAGACCGGGGACTCGAATGAGCCAACCCACCAGTGCTGGAGTGAGCGATAGCCGTCGCGCTCGATCGAAAGCCCGGCCTTGAAAGACGAGTAGTTGATGTCCTCGAGGGAGCCGCTCAGCGAGTTGTAGGCGACGAGCAGCCCGCTCGCGATCCGCCGCTTCGCCTCCTTCACAAACTCGGCGTAGTTCGTGTGGGGATACGCAGGGCTCGCCACCTCGGGCTTGTATCCGGGCGGTGCGAAGTCCATCTGCCCGGGCTCAACGTTCATCGGGATCTTGTTCTGTTCGTCGCCGGTCGGCGGCGCGGCGGTCTCGTCCGTCTGGACGAACCACATGGTCTGCATCGCACCGAGGCGCGCCGCCACCAGCGCGGCTTCTTCGTAGCCGTCGAGCATCTTCATGTCGGCCATGACGGCGGCCATCCAGGGCACGCCGCGGCTCTGCCCGACGCGCTCGGGATCGTAGAGGTGGATCACCTCGTCGGCGGGGACGCGGATCTTGCGCCGGCTGCCGGTGGCCATCATTGAAGCCGGCGGCTCGCTCCAGAAGTGATAGGCGACCGGCTGGCCTTTGCCGTCGAGCTCGATCCCCATCCGGATCTCGTTCCGGTCGGGCGCCGGGGAGACGTTGAACTCCTCGTCGAGCATGTCCGCGTCGATTGGCTCGAGGGCGAACCCGAAACGGTTGCCGGTGTATCCGCGCCACAGCCGAACGAAGACCTCGCCGTCACGGGCCACCGACTTCAGCAGCTGGTGCTCGAGGCGCACGCGCGAGAGCCGGCCGTCCAGCGTCGGGCGCTCAGACCACTCAGCCCAGGCCGCCTCGATTCGCTGGTTGAACAGATCGTTCACGCGGTCGTCGTTGTTCTTCACCTGCGCCTGGAGCGTGATACCGCACGGCCCGATCACGTTGTCCGCCACCAGGGCGAGATAGCGGCGGGCCATCGGGTTGTTCCGCGACAGCTCGCGCGAGCGGTCGCGCAGGCGCCTGATCGACCAGCGGAGTTCCTCGTCCGCCGGCAGCGCCGTCGCGACCCAGTCCTGGAAGAGCCGATTCGACTGCGCGCCGTCCCAGATCCCATATCTCCGCGGGGCGCGCCCCCTCAGGGCCTGCCACGCGGCTCGGATGCGCTGGCGGATCTTCATGATGCGGGCATGAACGTCGGGAGGACGGTGGGACCGAAGGCGCCGCCCCGCTTCTCAGAGGCGACGCGCGCCTCGAGCGAGGCCCGAATCGCATAGAGGTCCTTGAGGCTGTAGAACGTCGCCGCACGTCCGAGGATCTGGTACGACTCGATCCCGTTCCCAGCGAGCCGCGCAGTGATCGCCGCATTGACAGCGATCAGGTCCTTCTCGGCCTGGCTCTGGTAGGCCCCGGCAGTCGCGGGGTCAGGGTCGACTGTGACGTCGCCTTCCTCCGCGTCCTTGACCACGCCGCCCTTCGTGAGGCGAGCGACCCAGTGGAGCCCGACGCCGTCGGCCGGCGCCCCGGTTCCCATCTGCGAGGTCTTGGCGGTCGAAATCGCGACGTCGAAGGACTTCGCATTCGCGACGACCTCCCCGCTCTCGATCACGACGGAGTTCGCTGCAGGCCCGTTGAAGTAGAGCTGCAGGGCCCAGCCGGCGTCTGCTGGGTAGTCCGACCAGCCAAGCGTCAGCTCGAGGGACGTGCCGGCGTTGATGTGATCTGGGATGGCGGTGAGCCGTTCAGCCATGAACCGCAATCTAGAGACGCGATCCGCCGCCCGACCATTACGGTATTACCGTGCTGGCCCCCAGGCGCCGACGAGGATGACCATCCGGCCTCCGATGGTTGTCGTCTGCTGCTTCGTCGAGCTCGGGAACGAGGATGAGCTGGACCCGGAACGCGGGCGCCGCTCATACCAGCGACGACGGGCAGCCAACCGGGGAGGCACGCATGGATGCGAAGCGCTCCGTCGTTCTGATCTTGGCCCTGGTATGTGCGCTCCTCGGAGCGGCACATCCGGCGGCCGCGGTAACGGTGACGTCGACGTCGGCCACGTTACGGTGGACCACGGTCGGCGATGACTCGTTGACCGGCCAGGCCTCGAGCTATGACATCCGCTACTCGACGTCCGCTATCACCGCGGCGAACTTCTCGGGCGCGACGCGCTGGCTCGGCCCGCCGGTCAAGATCCCGCTGGCACCCGGCACGATCGATTCTCTGACGATCACCGGGCTCACGCCTTCGACCACCTACTGGTTTGCGATCAAGACCCTCGACGAGGTTCCGAACATTTCGGGGATCTCGAACGTCCTGCAGGTGACGACGCTCCCCCCTCCCGACGTCATCCGCCCCGCCCCCATCACGGACCTCGCTTCGCCTTGA